GCCGTGGCGCCGTTCTTGTGGTGGGTGTGCCGCGAGTGGAAAGACGGCAACTCTACCCTGATTGCTGCCGGTCATGCCGATGACTTCGCAGCCCTCCGCCGGGTCCAGGTGGCCCTCGAGGTCCATGACATGGATGTCGGCATCGACTCAGGCTTCAACACCCAGACCGTCTATGACGCCTGTGCCTCCTATTCCTCGGTGACATCCAACCCGATCAACTTCCCTTGTGGCCTCCGATACCCACCGGAAGGCGGCCTCCGCAAGCCCATGGTGATTGGCTGGATGCCACTTAAAGGCCGAGAGACCGGCGCCCGGTTCACAGCAGCCACCGGGGCGGTGCACCCTTTCGGCCTGTCGACATCATCCTCGATGAGGACCGATGTGGTGCAGCCCCTCCTGGTGTTCGACACCGAGCACCTCCGAGATATGCTCTCCAGGCTAAGGAAGGGCGACATCGACCGGGAATGGGGCGTCCATCAGGATCCGCCCAGCGTCCAGGCCGAAGGTGCCTACATCGCCGAGCCCGACCTCTACTGGCGTCACCTGGACTCTCACGTCCTACGCCCCCAAGCCAACCGAGCCGGCCGCATCAAGCACGTCTGGGTTAAACGGAACCAAAAGTGGCCCGACCATCTTCACGACTGCGAGATCATGCAGCTCGCCATGGTGATGCTTTGGAATGATCTGGTTACGTCAAGCGAGTCAATAGCCAGCTAACCTATTGAAGTCACCCTGGGATCGGTAAAGATCCGCCCGAGGTGTTCACGTTTACCGTAGCCATCAAGCGAGCCTATCTCCGTAGTGTCTATGCGACACTGGGTGGTGTGACGCTTCTGGCTGCCTTGGCTGCTAAGTCTATCGCCGCGGCCACAGTGATCGAGTCCGGCCAGGTGGTCCGGTCGACATCATCCTCCGATGTGTCGGTCGAGTTTGCCGAGCCCGGCAAAGGTGCCCCCACACCATCCGAGATGGTCGAGATGTGGGAAAGCCTGGTCGACGACTACGACCTGGCCGTCTATTACCTCAACCAGGACGGTATCGCCAGCCCCACCGACGCCCAGATCTACACCAAGATGGTGGGCGTGGTTCTGGTTGCAGCCACCAGTTTCGGAGGCGACTTCTCTAACTTCCGCCGTGAGGCGTCCTACCGGATGGGCATGAGCTGATGGGATTCCTCGACACCATCCTGAGCAAGTTCCGGTCGGCACCTGTCGACCGCTACGAGGGCGCGTCCAACTCGATCCGCCGGTCATTTTTAGACACCAGCTACACCTCGGTGCGGTTCGATGTGACTGCCTCTACCCGGCAGCAGATTGTCCGAAAGAGCCGATTCTTCGAGCAGAACAACGCGGTGATGAATCGCCTCGGTGACCTGTTCGAGAATTACACCGTCGGCAGCAACTTCTCGGTGCAGCCGGCTTCCTCGAATCCCGACTGGAATCTCCGAGCTAAGAAATGGTGGGACACCTGGAGCCGCTACCCTGACATCGGATCCCGGCAGTCTTTCGGCACCCTGATGTCGCTGGCAGCCCGTGGCTGGTTTTATGACGGTGAATCCTTTATCCTCCTGACCAAGGGCGAGACCGGCCGGCCCCGCCTGCAGCTAATTGAGCCGCAGCAGGTCTCCACTCCCGCTGGCCAGGAGGGCCTTCCTGATGTGTTCGACGGCGTCCGGTTCGATCCCAAGACTGGTCGGGCCATCTCCTTCTATTGCGGCCAGGAGCAGCAGCAGGGACAACTTACCGACATCCGATCCATTTCTTCCGACTCGGTGGTCCACATCTACGAGGCCCAGCGTGCGGGTCAGCTCCGCGGCCTGCCTTTTGTGGCCTGTGTGATCAACGACCTTCACGACCTGGACGACTTGCAAAAGCTCGAGATGGAAAGCTGCAAGCTCGCCTCCAGCGTGGCCCAGGTCATTAAGACAAGCTCCGGTGAGGTGCAGGCAACCAGCCTCCGATCCGGTGTTGCTGGATCCCAGGGCACCGCCCAGAACTACTACGAGAACATCTTCGGCGCCTCGGTCAAGGTGATGAAGACTGGCGACGAGTTCGAGCAGTTTAGCGCTGACCGACCCAATGTTAATATGCGCGAGTACTGGCGCAGCCTCACCGAAAAGGTGTGCGCCGGCGTCGGTATTCCTTACGTCCTGGTATTCCCAGAGTCGATGCAAGGCACCGTCTACCGGGGCTCACTCGATATGTCTTCAGTGTGGTTCCGCAGCCGTCACCAGGTGATGGCCTCGGCCGCCCGACGTATCTGGGAATACGTCATGGAGTACGCCATCCGCACCGACCCCACCCTGAGAGACTCTCCCGACGACTGGTACGAGGTCGCCATCCAGGCGCCCCGGGCTCCAAACGTCGACGTCGGCCGCAACTCAGCCGCCCAGCTAAACGAGCTTGGTGCCGGCATTACGACCTATGACGAGATCTACGGCGCCCGAGGCATCGACTGGCGATCCGCCCTGGAGGCCAAGGCCCAACAGGCACGGTACATCCAAGACCTGGCGGTCAAGTACGGCCTGGATGTCTCCCAGATCTCGACCGCGCAGAAGCAGCCGATAGCACCGGAGCCTGCCGCGGCCGCTCTCGAGCAGCCACCTTCCGAAGAGATGCCCGAGCCGATCCCGGCCGAGCCCATCAAAGAGGTGGTTGCGGTGCTCGAGCCCAAGAAGCGGAAAACCAGAGCCAAGAAAACCGAATGACTAAAGTAACCAACTGGCTTTCCTACAGCCCCCGAGCCTCGGTCCATGAGCCGGCGGTGCTCCAGATTTTCGACCAGATCGGCGAGGACTGGTTCGGTGGTTCAGGCATTTCTGCTAAGGCATTCTCCGATGCTCTCCAGTCTGTAGGCCCCGGCCCCCTGGTGGTCGAGATCAACAGCCCAGGTGGCAACGTCTGGGACGGCCTGGCCATCTATAATATGCTGCGAGGCCGGCAGGCGCCGGTGACTACCCGGGTGGTCGGCATCGCTGCATCGATTGCTTCGATCATTGCCCTGGCAGGTGACAGCATCGAGATGGCCGAGGCCTCGCTGTTCATGATCCATGACCCGTCTGGAATGGTGGCAGGCACCTCAGACGATATGCGGAAGATGGCCAACGCCCTCGACCAGCACGCGGAGATCCTGGCCGGCATCTACACCAAGCGCACCGGCAAGACCTCAGCTCAGATCCGCGCGGCAATGACCGCGGAAACATGGTTCACCGCCCAAGAGGCCATCCAGTTCGGTCTGGCCGACAAGACCACCGAGCAGCTCGCCATGGCCGCCTGCTGGCATCCTCGGGCTGTCACCAAGACCGCCCCCGAGACCGTCCGAAGCAATCTTCGCCGCGGCCTCGAGCAGTATGCCGAAGGCCTGGCCGGTGATGGCCTCGAGAAGCAGACCGTCCTGGACGCCGAGGCCCTGGTGGCCGGTGAGGCGCCCACCGAGGACAAGATCCGCACAGCCAACGCCTGGTGGGGACGCAACGAGCGCTTCCTCGAGGCCGAAGCCAACACCCCTGCCGACGTGGCTGCCAACCTCTGGGGAGGTGCCGCTGGCCGTGACTGGTTCAAGGCACTCTATGCCCAGCTCGAAGTCGAGGAGGGCGAAACCACAGACAAAACACTTTCGACCGGCAGCACTAACGCTGCCGACGATGGCGCGACAACCGCGCCGACATCACAGCAGACACCACACGATATGACTGATTCCAACACCGTGGTGGCGGCCGCTCCTAGTGCGCCGACCGCCCTCGACATCGACGCCATCGTCGCCAAGGCCGTGGCCGCTGCCATCAGCGCCAAGACCATCACCGCCGCCCCTGCACCGGAGCCCGTCGCCCCGGTTCGCATCGAGAACCTCGGCAATGCACTGCTCGAGAAGCACAAGGGCTTTCAGGCCGGCAATGACCGCCGCAAGTTCCTGGTGGCCAACCACTCCGAGCTGTTGCGCCAGAGCGCCATCCACGCCCCCCAGAACGCCAACACGTTCGCCTCGGGCCTGGTTGTCGATTATCTCGCCGACGCAGTGATCACCGTGGCCGCCACTCGTTTGGCCTTGGTCTCCGCTTTCAGCCGCAACGTCGGCCTGGACAACCTCCGGCCCCGCGCGTCCGTGCAGGTGAAGAAATATACCACCGGCACCGCTGCCCAGACCAACCCGACGTCCTGGGAAACCAACAACGATTCGACGCTGGCCGCCACCTCGGTCACCGTGAACCAGATCTCGAAGAACTTCACAGTCACGCAGCAGGAGCTTAACCAGGGCTTTATGCTGTCCGACCTGGCTGCCGGTTCTGCCGACCTGTTTGCCTACGGCATCAGCGACGTGCTGACCGCCCTGATGGTCTCGGGCAACTACGGCACCGCAGTTACTATCGGCACCGCGGCCAACTTCGACACCTCGGATCTGCCTGCGATCCTCGCCCTGGCGAAGAACTACCGCAGCAAGAACCTCATCCTGGACGGTGGCCACATCGCTCGCCTCCAGTTCTCGGCTGCCACAAGCACCTTCCCTGACAGCCGCCTAGAGCTGCTGGCGAACGGCCGGTTCGGCTTCGACGTGGTCGCCGAGAACAACCGCTGGACCTCTGCCGAGACCAACACCGCCGGCTTCGTCTGCGGCCCTGATGCCATCGCCATCGCCTCCGGCCTCC